TCGTGGTGAAGAAGAGATGGGCCTGAATGAAATCAACTATGAGATCCAGAAGGAATTGGAAGGTCGTACCTCCAAGACTGAGGATGTCAAAGTGGACATTCAAGTTTCCACTGCCTCTGCTGTGTTGGGCAGCCTGAAACTGACCTCTGAACAACGTAAAGTGGTTGAGATCCTGAAGCCTATGCTTCCTGATACTCGTGTCGTAATCGGAACAATTGACCAGATTAACGCCTTTAGGCAGGAGAATTTCCCGGATGATGGGCAAATCTTGGAAGGAAATGCTCAATATGACGCTGCAAACGGGACAATCTTCCTGACAACCACCAAACCTGAGACGATTATTCATGAGATGGTCCACGCTGCCACGTATGAACAGGTTCTGTCCCACTACAATGGGCAGACCAACGAGGCTGTGACCCGTCTGGAAGCTCTGATGAATGAGTTCTTGGCTCTGGATGTGAACAATCAGGCAGTGAATGAAGCCAAGGCTGCAATCCTGCGTGAGAAAGCACAACGTGATCCGGCTTCTCAAGCGGCTGCCGTGAACGAATTCATGGCCTATGCTCTGTCGAATGAAGGTGTGAAATCGACCTTGAAAGCGAACAACACTTCCACTCTGGTTGTGATCTCTCGCAAGGTCATTCAGTTGATGCGTCGTCTGATGGGTGGCGTACCAGCAACCATGTTTGACAACGTGATCTTCAACACCAAGGTTCTGAATGAACCTCCGGTGGATAACGGTGGTAACAACAACTTCGATGATGGTGGATCTGATGGGGAAAACACCCCTGAAGCCGAATATGAGACAAACAAGTGGATCAACCTCTTGAAAGAGCTGCTGGATGGTATGGTAGACGATGTTCGTCAACGTCGTCAGGTTCAGCCTATCCGGGATAATGCTCAGAAAGTGGTGGATGATCTTCGTCAGGTTGGTTTGCTGGCCAATACCAATGCCCGGAACACCTTCCGTGCAATCTATGTGGTCATGGCTTCTGAGATGAAGATGGATCCGAATACCGTGATCACTTTGTCCAAGATGTTCCAACACATCGACGAGAACCTGTCTCCTGAGATGTTTGGGACCGGACCTGAAGCCAACCAAACATACTCGGCAATCCTGAACTCCTTCGGGGCGTACAAGAATGGCGATATCTCTGATGCTTTGTCTGTGGTTTTGGCTCTGTCTCAGACCTCCGAGAAGTTCCGTAATGCACTGGCTCAAATCCCTGATCCTCAAGGTGCTGCACAGGTGGATGGTGCTCTCAATCAGTTCCTGACCAAAGTGACAGGCAACCTGATGCGGAAACTGACCGGTTCTATCGACCCGTCGAACAAAAATCTGCTGGATACCATGAATCAACTGGCTGACTCGCTGGTTGATCTGGATCAACAACGTGAATACTCGACCCTGACCAAAGTCACTCAGACTTTGGATGTGGCTGATGATTACGTGAGCGGGAAATTGTCCCAACTGTCGAACAAGGTTCGGGAGAAGAACGAGGAAATCAAAGCCTCGACCCGTGGGAAGTTTGTCAAAGTGCTCTCGAACTCGGTCACTCTGGGGACCAATCTACTGGACAAGAACAACTCGGCCATTACTGCTGAAGGTGCAAAAACCCTCACGCACATGAATGTTCCTGTTCTTTCCTTGGTTCCGATCCGGGAAATGGTCACTGAACTGGTGGGTACAGATAAAACCAACAAGGAAGTTGTTGCTCTGAATGATGAAGTTCACTTTAAGATCTCCGGTATGCGTCAGGCTTACCGGGAAGATCTGCCGGGGATCCTTCAGAACCTGTTCAACACTCACCCTGATGAGGTCCAATGGGCTTCTATGCACCGTGTGCTTGGTCAGACCGACCTCACACGCTTCATCAACCCTGCTCGTATGCAACAGGGTATGGCAATGCTAGAAGAGTCTGCACGTCGCTCTCAGCGTATCTCTGAGCTGGAACAGGCTCTGGATGCTACCCTGCTGCCCTATATCGCTCAGGACGCCAAAGATAAGGCTCAACAGCTCGCTGATTTCATGAATGGGAATGGTGCTGGGAAACTGCTGATGCGGAATGCCTATGCCATTGTGAAGAACCTTGATGGGAACTTCGAAGAGTCCATGGTGGAAGTGGTTGATGAACTGGTAACGATGTATGCCATCGACCAGATGGATGCAGATGTTCGTGAAACCACGGTTCAACTGTGGCAGAATGAGCCAAAGGCCATCACTGGTCTGGTGACTTACATCCAAGGTTTGAACGAAGCAGAAGATGCCAAGCCGGGTATTTCGGAACAGGCAAAACTGAATGCTTACAAAGGGTTCATTCCGAACCATGGTGACAAAGATACTCGTGTCATCATCGCAAAAGATGAGGATGCCAATGAGTTGGAAAAACGTGGTTATACAAAACTCGGTCCCTATGACGGGGATGTCGATAGTTTTTACGACCGATCCTACTTTGTTACCACCATCCGCCAAGGTGGAGCTTATTCACAAGGGACTATGCAGAATGTCCAGTCCACTTATCGGGGTGTGGATATCAATACCGGTCTCACGGTCACTGGGGAAACCTCTGGCTTCCTGAGTGGTGATGGTGTGGTGGAACGGATCGTTGAGCGTCTCAATGATGTTGATTACGTGCAGGGAGATGACAAAGAAACTCTCCTGCCAGTATTTGATGCCGATGGAACGGTTTCCGGTTTCGAACGTGCGATCAACCCAGATGTTTACAAAGCCCACATGCGTCAGGATGAAAACCTCGCTGTGATGCTGGGTGCTTGGGCAGGTCGTCACGTCGAAGAAATGCTGGCTGATCAGTATAACCGGGAATTGGTGGATCGTCTGGATGAGATCTGGCAGAACCGGGAATCTGGGACTGATGATTTGTTCGTCGATCTGAAAACTACTGATGACCCAATTTATGCTGAGTCCTTCAAATTGATCCCTCAAGGGACCAAAAACTACATGGACGGTAAGTTCGGTGGTGAGGGTGTCATGGTGCTGAAATCGATGGCTAACCTGTCTGTGGGATACCGTGAGGCGTCTCTGACTGACATGTGGTCGGGCAAAACCCGTCTGCCCAAGGAAGTTCAGAATGCTGTGGTAAATGTGTCACAGTTCTTCATGGGCAAGAAGGCTATGCGTAACCTTGCTGTGGTAGAACAGGTTACTCAGGGTGTCGTATCTTCGGCCAAGGACATCATTGTCATTCGTTCTTTGGTTGTGCCTCTGGCGAACACCAAATCCAACGTGATCCAGTTGGCTACCCGTGGGGTGCCTGTGAAACAGATCATCAAGGGTTTCCGTTCGAAACTGGCTGAGATCGAAGAGTACAACAAGAATGTGACCAAGAAGATTGAACTGGAAGCGAAACGTAGTCTGGCAGCTCGTGATGCGAACCAGAAACGGATTATCCAAGCCAAGATTGATGCAATCGACGAGCTGAATGCTCGTATGACCATCGCTCCGGTGATTACGGCAGGTGCTTACAAGAACTTGTCTGAAGGGATCACGGATCTGGATGTGGAAATCTCCAAAGGTCGTCTGGGTGATATTGTCGAGAGTTTGGCAGATAAACTGCCTGAGCGTCTCTCGAATGTCGCTAAGGTGGGGTTGGTTTCGAAATCCACGAAAATCTATCAGGTTGCGAACCGGGCAACTCAGTATGGGGATTTCTTGGCGAAGTCGATCTACTATGATCACCTCATGGGTTTTGATCATCGTGATGGTCAATTCATTGACGGACTTTCGCATGAGGAAGCGATTGCAAAGATGAACGAAGAATTCGTCAACTTCAGTCTTCTTCCGGGTCGTACCCGTTCCTATCTGGAAACGATGGGTATGACTTGGTTCATGGCCTTTAAGATCCGGATTGCCAAGATTGCTTTGCAGCAGCTCAGGGACAACCCTGTGCGTGCTCTGGCGATCAATGGCACTCTCTCGGACATTGGCTCCCCAGTACAGGATAATATCGTCTCTGTGGGCGCTGAGGGGCGTTTGGATTACTCCACGGGTTACGAGATGCTATTTGATGCACCCGGACTGAACCCATGGGTTAATCTCTTGGATGGATGAGAAGGACGGGAGGGGTATGGCCTATGACCCCCTCCCGTTATCCCAACGGAGGTTTTGAGCAGTCAACTCATTTGGACTGGGTGGTATCTCCACACCCGCAATCTCGGTTATCGTCAGAGATCAACACGTACCGGACTTTTAGACCCTCCGAATAGGCCATGCTTACAGACGGTGACTAAACCGTAGCAAGGATCCCATGGACCGGGCAAAGGAACACATTCCTCTGTTTGACAGGACGATAGCAACAATGCTTTCGGGCCGAATCCCTTCTTTTCCTGTTCTATGCCGCTTGGAGTTTCCAGAACCAAGCACCCAGAAGCGTACCGGGCTATCGCTCCCGGAACCACTCTATGATCATGTAGGCAATGAAGGAGAAAACAGCCAACGCGATCAGACCCCAAAAGAGGAGCCATAGCCCCACAATCAGGAATGGGGCGATGATGATGAACAGTACAAGACTGACCATCACCACCACTGCACCGATGAGTTTATTCAACATCAAAGATGCTCGACTTTTTGGTCTTCACGACCGGGGTTTTGTCTTCACCACCACCTTCTTCGGCTTCTTCAGCGTCAGTGGTCGCGGGTGATTCCGAGGATTGGCCGTCCTCGTCCGCGAAAAGGTTTCCCTTGGCGGCTTTGCTTTTGCCCGTGGTTTTGGCAGCAGGTTCTTCCGCTCCTGCTTCAGAATCTGCCTCTGGTGATTCACCTGATCCTGAATCAGTTCCATCAGCACCATCTTGGCTATCGTCTTCAGCAGCATCCGTCACCTCTTCTTTTTCAGGCTCCGGTTCTGCTTTGGCCGCAGGCTTCGGTTTGTTTTTCGAACCGGGTGGGCGTCCACCTTTGTTCTTCGGTTTGGGGGCAGCTTTCGTTTCGCCCATTGTGACTTCAGCCACAATCTCGCCATCGTCGATGGAGAGTTCGACACCAGTTGCACCAGCGATACCCATGCTTTCAACATAAGTGTTCAGTGCAGTTTGGATGTCTGTTTGATCGAGAAGGATCCGCATATCGGAGGTCTCCTTGTTCTCAGGTTCCAGAATGTGAATTTTGGCTATTGCATGGCCGTCCATTTTGACCACGCCACCAAAAGAAAAAGATACGAGCACAACGTGACCGAAGTGATCATCCATGATCTTTTTCGCTTCCACCAACGTATCGCTGAAGTATTTATCAACGATTGACCCAACATTCATTGTGTCCAGACGACCATTTCGCGGGGCAAAGATCGTGTAGTGGATCCAGATCTTTTCTGCTCTTGGGATGTGACCCAGAAGGGGCTTCACCTCATCATGGAAATTTTGTTTTTGTTTGTTGAGATGATGGTGGTGAAGGTTGCGATAAACGTTCAAATTCAAAGCCTTAGAGGTCTTCTTTGAGACGTTTATGTAGGTAGGGAGACGCACTTCATGTACGTCTCCCACCTTCCAACCTTCAGGTAGAAAGCTGTCGATCAATCGTCAAACAGATTCGACTTGGCTTTCTTGTCGGATCCACCGCCAGACGATTTGGCACCGCCGAAGGACTTGCCTTCTTTCTTGCCGGTGGAACGGTCGTAGGTCTGACCACGGTTCTTTTCCAACCACTTGGTTGCATAGTCACCGTCATCTTCCATCTTGGCGATGGCTTTGCCCAGATCACCGTCGGCCAGAACTTCATCGAAGTCACCGCCCAGCGATTTGACATAGTGAGCCACTTCCGAGATCGTGACCAGAGCTTCAGCCGGGAAGAACTTGATGAATTCGTTCACGTCACGGGTTTCCCCGGTCGTTTCATAGTCACCGGTCTGTTCGTTCTTCTCGGTTTTGTCCACGGTCTGACGCTGAACAGCAACCTGAAGGTCCAGACCATGCAGATCGACGAAGCAATCGACCGCCTGCGGGATTTCTTTCTTCGAATCGAAATCGTACAGGCTCAGGGTCTTCTCTTCCACGTCCAGTTCACCAATTTCTTGGCTCAGAAGGAGCATGGCCAGCGAGTTGACCTGATTGTAGCCGGGAAGGTTCTTTTCTTCGCCGGTCTTTTTGTCTTTGTACGTCACATCGCCGTTGCGGTTGGTCATCCAGATCGAACGTGTCAGCTCTTGCTTGCCATTCAGCAGCACACAGAGAGTCAGGTTGCGGGCTTCAGAGTTTGCCGCTTTGCCGATGTAGGCGTATTTGATTGTCGCGGGATAGATGTCAGTGTCCACGACGCCACCGCCACCAAGAAAGTCGTCCTCGACCTTTTCACCCTTGGCAGCTTTCTTGTTTGCGAAAATGTTGCTCATGTTGTTTTCCTTGTATCATGAGAGTTTGCTTGGTCGAAACCAGCGAAGAAGAGTGATTATTCGTCGTCTTCTGCGTAGTATTCGATCAGGCGTTTCAGGACAGGCTGGACATCATTGTCGATATACAGCTCATCTTCGTTGAACATGCCCATAGGCGTCCGAATCCGACCCCCCATGGTATGTTTGTCGGTGTCAGTCAGGAACACATGTTTGAATCCCTTGGCTTCTTCCCGTGGGGTGATGTTCAGCAGCGAGGATGGAGTTCCACCAACGCCTTTGAGGATGTCCTTGATGGTCATCTTCCGAACATAGATGACGGTCGTGAAGCGAGCTTCCAGACCTTTTTTCGCCAATGCACCCTTTACGGGGACACTGTATTTCATGAGACCTTCATTCTCGTCGAGGAAGGCATCAAGGTGGCCCAAGAAGATGAAGAAACAATCCAGCTTGGCAGACAGGCTCATCAAACGAGGATAGAACTGTCCGTACTGGCCCCACATCTTTTGGGTATCACGAGCACCAAGCACATGCTCGGTTTCGTACATGTCCATCAGGAACGACAGAGTGTCGATCACGACGAAATTGAACGGTTGGCCTTCCCCGGAGTCCTGCATCTCGATCAGTTGTTCGAGATAGTCGATGATGTCTTCGGGGTCGGTGATCGTCTTCCGTTTGAAATTGTTCTTGAACGGCAATGGTTTACCGTTTTCACAGTTCAAATAGAGAACGTCTTTGCGATCTTTGATTCCCATCAAAGATGCAGATTTACCCGCACCTGATTCACCACAAATCAGAATGCTTTTCGGGTTTTCAGAGTTGTCAGACATGTTGTCTCCTTGTGAATACTGAAAGGCGCGTCACGGGATCGAACCGGGACACCCTGACTGTTGGCAACTTTCACCTCTCCGCCCTTGTCGGATACAAACGGGGGTGGGTTCAAAGATACCCCACCCTACCTAGTGGCCTTTCAGTAACTGTTTAGCTGCTCATCTTCTGAGCAACAGATTTTAGGACAGTCGATTGGACTTCATCCTTCTTCAACGGTGATGAGGAACGTTCATTGAGAGAGATCACTTTCCCTTCCAATTCATCGAAGCCCATCCCCGCATCTTTGAGCATCATGGCGTAGTTGAGCAGGGTGTTATTTCTACTCCCCATTTCCATGTTGTTCAAGAACCAACGCTCCAAATTATCGAGGTTTCCGAGGTCAGCGACGCTCTGAACATACTCGTTGTTTGCTTTGGTTTTCGGGATGAATGGCAACACGTCCACGATCTGAGGACCACGGTTCACATGGACATCAGACCCTTCACAGGTCATCCACTTTTTCGACCGTTGGTTAGCCGAAGTGTCAGACTCGAAGGGAAGCCACAGGAGGAAGGAATTCATGAACTCTTTGTAATCCTCCTTGCTCAGATGAAGCACATAGTTTGTGGGCATGATCAGCCGGAAACGGTGCTCATCTTCGCTGTGACGTTTCGTGGTGGATGTGATGAAGGTATAGTCCGCGAGCAACTCGTGAACTGCATCAAGTTTCACGCCTCCGTCCACATCCACCACCAACAGGTTGAACCCCGGAATAACCTTGTCCTCGCTTCTGTGACCCCCTTCGAACGCATGATTGGTCCA